CTGGGTACTTGTGTCGTAACTTGCACTTTCCCTCCTCGTTCACTAGATTTCTCTGTTGCACTTGGTGAACGTTTGCGATATTTACGTGGGCGTCTCCCACAGGCACTTCCGCTCGTTTCAATTTCTTTCGTTGTGTCATCAACTGGTCGTGCCATGACAACCTCCTCGTCAACCACGACTGCAAAGCTGGTCGGTGTTGGGGGTTTGGGCTCGACGCATAAAGGGGCTGAAAGCAATTGCGAGGCCTCCGTGACGGAATCCAACCACAAATTGAATTGGTTCCTGTCAAAGTCCTGCAATAAATGCTCAAACTCCACATCCATCCATCCGTCAACATTAACGTTGGGGAACTGGACAGATTCATCGAACTTAGACCACCAACTACCGACCCCAAGAACAGATCTGGGGCGATAGGGTGACAACAAAAGCATGCGTTTGCAAAGCTCGCCGATGACGGGTGTATTCCCGTCGGTTGCCACATAGGACTTGGCTTTCTCGACAAACTTCTGTTCAGGCGTAATATTAGAAGGCATGCGTACCGTTGTATGGAACTTAGAGAGTTGTCTCTTGACATCACACATACTGTCAAGCTGTCCTTCCCAAACAGCTGGCGAGTAGTAGCGTGCCAGGAAATTGACTCCTCTGTCCCCTCGAGGTATTGTGGCTGCCTCCAAAATGAGTCCAGTGGTTCTTGAAGCCCATTGGTGCGATTCGACGGGTAAATCACCGTCGAGACCATCGTCACCGAGATGGATTCCAAGAGCCTTAAAGGCCTCCTCTGGGGAAAACATATTTCCGCAGGTTCGCCTGGTGTGCCTAAATGCAAGATATGCATTGAAGGCGGCGCGCAGGGTTTGGAACAGGCTAGTGGCTGAGCATCCTGATCCATGCGACGATCCTTGATTAAACGTTGTTCCATGGGGGAGGAATCCCTTGTTGTCAACGTTCGTCTTGAGTATTTCATTCAAGAGAGCACCGTGGTTTGTAAAGGCCTTCATACAAACCGCGCGATCAACCTTGCGTAACGTGTAGGAGATAGTCCCATCCATGCGGTGATAATCTGAGATATTTACGAATGTAGAATTTGTACATATATCAGCAACCCGCTGGGCTATTTCCAGTGGCGTCTTGCCAGGGCCATACCAATTAAACTGTTTCATATGCTTAGCTAGTGCCAGCGAAAATTCCGCCATATCCAATTTATCTGCATCATTGTAAGTAGAAATGTTCCTAGGATCTTTCACATCTGGATACGCTTCTGCTTTAATAAAACATTTAAGGATAGCTTTGCGGAATTTC